GCTATATTGTATTTAAACGAAAAGCATCCTGAAGAAGATGGAACAACTTTATATTACAAAGGAAAAAAAAGTTGTATATTAAAAGCAAAGTATAATAGATTAGTTGTATTTCCATCTGACTTATATCATTCAAGAAATATATTTGACAATTATGGTTCTGCAGAAAACGCAAGATTAATTCAAGTTTGTTTTTTAAAAGAAAATAAATGAATAAAAAAATAAAGTTAAAAATAATTGAAGCAGGTCATAGGGCGGTAGAGCAATTAATAAAAGTTGCAAAAGAAGAAATTATTAAACACGACCCTGAAGATGAATTATCTGCAGATAGATTAAAGAATGCAGCGGCTACAAAAAAGTTAGCAATATTTGATGCATTTGAAATCTTAAGTAGAATAGAAGCTGAAGGAGAGGCTATCAAAATTTCTGAACAAGGAGCAAGTAGAACTGATACGAAACAAGGATTTGCAGAACGAAGGTCAAAATAATTTATATAAAGTAGTAGAAAACTACATACCTAAAAAAGTACTTAGCATTAAAAACAAAGCTACGTCTTGGGTGTATGGATATGACCAAAAATATAATTTTGTAGTAATTTCAAAGACAGGTCAGATAGGAGAAATTTTAGATATACAAGGTTTAAAAATAGGCTTACCTCTTGAACCTAAAAAGTGTCTTCAAAGACACAAGAAAAAAGAAGAACAATATTGGGAAAGAACTAATCTTCCAAACGAACTACAAAAAATACAATCTATATTTCAATGGAATGATAAGCCTTCTGATTTTAAAGAACGATGGGTAGATTACATTGAAGAAGAATTTGACCGAAGAGAAGAAGGGATTTTCTTTATGAGCAATGGTAAGTCTACTTATATTACAGGTGGGCATTATATGTACATACAATGGACAAATATTGATATTGGATATCCTGACTATAGGGAAGCAAATAGAATATTTTATATTTATTGGGAAGCTTGTAGAGCAGATAAAAGAAGTTTTGGGATATGTTATTTAAAAATTAGGCGTTCAGGATTTTCTTATATGGGTAGTGAAGAGTGTGTCAATACAGGTACACTTGTAAAAGATGCACGAGTTGGTATACTTTCTAAAACAGGAGGGGATGCAAAAAAAATGTTTACTGATAAAGTTGTTCCTATTGCAAATAGACTTCCTTTTTTCTTTAAACCTGTGCAAGATGGTATGGATAAACCTAAAACAGAATTAGCTTTTAGAGTTCCTGCTGCAAAAATTACTAAAAAAAATATGACTACTGTAGCTAACAATGACATTCAAGGTCTTGACACTACAATAGATTGGAAAAATACAGATGATAACTCTTATGATGGAGAGAAATTATTATTATTAGTTCACGATGAGAGTGGTAAATGGATTAAACCAAATAATATTTTAAACAATTGGCGTGTTACTAAAACGTGTTTAAGATTAGGTAGTAAAATTATTGGTAAATGTATGATGGGTTCTACCTCTAATGCTTTGAGCAAAGGTGGAGATAACTTTAAAAAACTTTATGACGATTCAAACGCAGATAAAAGGAATGCCAATGGGCAAACCAAAAGCGGATTGTATAATCTTTTTATTCCTATGGAATGGAATATGGAAGGTTTTATAGATAAGTTTGGAATGCCTGTTTTTAAAACTCCTAAGTCTCCAATACTTGGAATTGATGATGAGTTAATTCATAAAGGAGCAATTGATTATTGGCAAGATGAAGTAGACTCATTACAAAATGATGCAGATGCATTAAATGAATATTACAGACAATTCCCAAGAACTGAATCTCACGCATTTAGAGATGAAAGCAAACAATCTCTTTTTAATCTTACAAGAATATATCAGCAAGTAGATTTTAATGACACACTTGTAACTGAACATCACACTACGAGATGTAGTTTTAATTGGCAAGATGGTATTAGAGATAGTAAAGTTATAATGAGTCCTAATAAAAATGGTAGGTTTATAGTTAGTTGGACTCCTAAGAGAGACTTACAAAATAGAGTTATAGTAAAAAATGGAATTAAGTATCCCGGTAATGAACACATAGGAGCGTTTGGATGTGATAGTTATGATATTTCAGGAACAGTTGGAGGAGGAGGTTCTAATGGTTCTTTGCACGGATTAACTAAGTTTAATATGGATGATGCTCCAAGTAATGAATTCTTTTTAGAATATGTTGCACGTCCACAAACTGCAGAAATATTTTTTGAAGAGGTATTAATGGCTTGTGTTTTTTATGGAATGCCTATATTAGTAGAAAATAATAAACCAAGATTATTATATCATTTTAAAAACAGAGGATATAGAGGATTTAGTGTGAATAGACCTGATAAACAATTTACGAAATTATCTAAAACTGAACGAGAGTTAGGTGGTATACCCAATTCAAGTGAAGCAGTTAAGCAGGCACACGCTTCTGCTATAGAATCTTATATAGAACAATATGTAGGTTTTTTAGATAATGATGATATTGGTACGATGCCGTTTGTAAGAACATTAGAGGATTGGGCAAAGTTTGATATTAGCAATAGAACTAAGTTTGATGCAAGTATATCGTCCGGTTTAGCTATAATGGCAACTCAAAAACATCTTTATCAACCTGAGAAAAAACAATCAAAAATAAACATTAACTTTGCGAGGTATAATAACAAAGGGAACATAAGCGAAATTATTAGATGATAGATGTTAAAGTAAACATAACATCGGCAGGCTTCCCAAGTCAGTTTGTTTCTGATGCAGAAAAAGCATCAGATGAGTTCGGTATTCAAATCGGACAAGCTATTCAATATGAATGGTTCAAAAAGGACGGAGCACAATGTAGATTCTATGACCAATGGAGAAGTTTCCATAGGCTTAGACTTTACGCCCGTGGCGAGCAGTCTGTTGGTAAATATAAAAACGAGTTAGCGGTTGATGGCGACCTGTCTTATCTAAATTTAGATTGGACACCTGTTCCTGTTATGCCCAAGTTCGTAGACATTGTAGTAAATGGGATGTCTGATAGATTATTTAAAGTAAAGGCTTTTGCACAAGATGCAATGTCTCAAGCAAGACGAAGCAAGTTTCAAGACCTCATTGAGGGACAGATGATTGCTAAACCTGTTTTAGACATAGTTGCTAAGAAAACAGGTGCTAATCCTTTTTCAGTTAATCCTGAAGATTTGCCAACAACAGATGAAGAGTTGTCATTATATATGCAACTTAAGTACAAACCTGCTATAGAAATAGCAGAAGAAGAAGCTATTAATACTATACTTGAGGAAAATCATTATTTTGATTTACGAAAACGTTTAGATTATGACCTTACTGTAATAGGTATTTCAGTTGCTAAGCACGAGTTTCTTCCGGGTTCAGGTGTCGAAGTTAAATATGTAGACCCTGCAAATGTGGTATACAGTTATACTGAAGACCCACACTTTAAAGATTGTTTTTATTGGGGAGAAATTAAGACTATGAATATCATAGAACTTAAAAAAATAAAACCAACACTTACTAATTTAGATTTAGAAGAGATTGCAAAAAGTGGACAAAGTTGGTATGACTATTATAATGTAGCACAATATTACAACAACGATATTTTTTATAGAGATACTGTAACATTAATGTATTTCAATTATAAAACTACTAAAACTTTTACTTACAAGAAAAAAATAAAAGATAGTGGTAACATAAGAATGGTTGAGAAAACTGACGAATTCAATCCATCTGAAGAGATGATGGATGAAGGTAGTTATGAAAAAATTTCTAAGACTATTGATGTATGGTATGAAGGAGTAATGGTAATGGGAACTAACTACTTATTAAAGTGGGAGTTAGCAGAGAATATGGTAAGACCAAAGTCTTCATCTCAGCACGCAATACCTAATTATGTAGCTTGTGCACCTCGTATGTACAAAGGAGTAATAGAATCTTTGGTTAGAAGAATGATACCATTCGCTGACCTTATTCAAATTACACATCTTAAATTACAACAAGTAATATCTAAAGTAGTACCTGACGGTGTCTTTATTGATGCAGATGGTTTAAACGAGGTTGACCTTGGTACGGGTAATGCTTATAATCCTGAAGATGCTTTACGATTATACTTCCAAACAGGTAGTGTTATTGGTAGAAGCTATACAGGTGATGGTGAATACAATCAAGCAAGAGTTCCTATCACACAGTTAAACTCTAACTCAGGAGCAGGAAAGACACAAATGCTTATAGGTAACTATAATCATTATATGGATATGATAAGGTCTGTAACAGGCTTAAATGAAGCGAGGGATGGTAGTAAACCTGACCCTAATTCTTTAGTTGGTGTACAGAAGTTAGCAGCATTAAATTCTAATACTGCAACTCGACATATATTAGACGGAAGTTTATATATGTATAGAACTATTGCTGAAGCATTAACATATAGAGTTTCGGATATATTACAGTATGCAGATTTTAAAGATGACTTTGTTAATAAAATTGGAAAGTACAACGTAAGTATACTTAATGAGATTTCAGATTTATATATTTATGACTTTGGA